TTCAGATGCTTTGGAAAGAACATGAATCTGCGATCAAGAAAGCTGATGAATTGGAAGCTATACTCAAGGCAGAGCGAGAAATCAGAATCACGAAAGAATATCAAGAACGCGGAGCAAATTTCCCTAATATTGGAACTGCCGAAGTAGTAGGTGGCATTTTAAAGAAAGCATATGAAGTTTCGGCTGAGTATGGTTTGCAATTGGAAAATTCATTAAAAGATGCCAATGCTAAGATTGAAAAGTCGGATTTGTTTAAGGAAATTGGTTCAGATGCAACTAGCACAAATGATAGTTCTTGGGCTAAGATTGAAGAATTAGCCAAGGGTTATGTTGCGAAAGGTGATGGGCAAACAATGGCACAAGCCATTGATAGAGTCCTTGCCGAAAATCCGAAGCTCTATGAAGAGTACACTAGAGAAAGGAGCGGAAAATAATGGCCTACGATATCAAAAATTTAAGCTTTTCTCTTATTGCTTCTAGCAGTTACACCACAAGTCAGTATAAAGCTGTATTCGCTTCAACTGCTACGGAAGGTAATTTTGTAATCCTCGGGACAACTATTGGGCATAGGAACGCGGTTGGAATTCTTCAAAACAACCCGGGCAATGGTGATGCAGGGGAAATTTGGCCTCAAGGTTGTATTTCTAAGATTATTGCTGGTAGTTCTATAAATGTTGGAAAGAATTTCTTTATTAGAGGGAATGGTTTAGCATATAGTACTCAAACGATTCCTTCTGCAAGATCGATTATGTATGGGCCAGTATTAGAGACTGCAGCATCTTCTTCGGATATTATCACTGTAAGTTTTGCTTCACTTGGTATGACTACCTAATTTTTCAGGTCGCTTTTTAAAAATTTAAGATTTAGCACGGTCTAGGGCGTGAGCCTTAAAATTACTGAATCCCCCCCAGTAAAGACCGTGCTTTTTGCATGCTAATTTTAGGGGGATTTTTCTATTTATCCACATGAACATCAATTATTGTATTCGGTAGCAAATATGAGTAATTGAGAGTAATTCAAAGTAAATAACTAAAAAAGGAGTGAGCGCATTGCCGAACCCAACATTATCAGACGTTCATGTTGACAGAGCATTAACTAATATTTCAATTGCATATATCCAAGATACCGAGCGAAATTTTGTCGCGAATAAGGTATTCCCGATCGTGCCTGTTACCAATAAGAGTGATAGGTACTTTATTTTTTCACAAGCTGATTTCTTCCGTAATGAAGCTCAAGTGAGAGCGCCGGGGGCTGAGACTGCGGGTGGTGGTTATAGATTGAGTACGGACAATTATAATTGTGATGTACTTGGTTATCATGCGGATCTTGACGATCAGACTAGGGCTAATGCCGATCAACCTCTTCAACTTGAAAGATCTCACACCGTTTATGTAACTCAGCAACTCCTTCTTAAACGTGAGGTTGAATGGGTCAGTCATTTCTTCACAACTGGTTTATGGACTGGATCTACCACGGGTACGGATTTAGTCGGTACTGTAGACTTTACCCAATGGGATAATATTGTTAGTACTCCTATTGAGGATATCACTAATCAAGCTGATAGTATTTCTAGGAAAACTGGTTACAGGCCCAATTGTCTGGTTCTCGGCCCAGAAGTGTATACCACATTAAAGAATCATCCAGATATTCTTGACCGTGTTAAGTATACCCAAAAAGGAGTTATCACGGAAGATATCTTGGCTGTTCTGTTCGATGTTGAGCGTGTGCTTGTACCAAGAGCTGTGCAGAATACAGCTAATGAAAATGCTACAGCAAGTTATGCGTTTGTCTATGGAAAGAATGCTTTCCTTGGGTATTCAGCACCAGCGCCGGGCCTTTATCAACCTTCGGCTGGATATTTGTTTACTTGGCAGGGTCTATTCGGAGCAGGAGCGGAAGGTGTCAGAATCAAGAATTTCCGCGTAGAAGTAAATGCAGCTAATCGTATTGAGGGTGAATCTGCATGGTCTATGAAAGTTGTTGGAGCGGATCTCGGTGTTTTCTTCTCGGCAGCTATAGCTTAGGCATATATTAAAAGAAATGGAAATGACCCGAACCATAATAAGTTAGGGTCATTTTTGTTTCCATGTTTATTTCTAAGGGAGGTGAAATCCGAAGATGGGGTTTGAAAAAGAACAACGTCCGGCTATGAAAACATTCGATGAAAGATACAGAATTCAGGCGATAACCAGCACAGCGACAACTATTCTTGGATATGGTGTTACTACTTTGTCATCTACTAAACCGGGGACATTAACATTTAATATTGATCCACCACTCTTTGCGGGAGCAGACAAGACTATTATCGCATTAGTGCAATCGGGTTCGTCTTCGATCTATAAAGTCATTCCGAATACCACGACGATTTTCTATGGATCAACGTCATCCAGCACAGGAAGAGTTATAGCATTTAGTGCGCCGGGTGAGGTTGTTCAATTAATTGCTGTATCAGCGACTAAGTACCAAGTCGTTTCTAATTTATCAAGCACCTTTGGTACGACTTAAAGAAATGTAATTATTAATATTGAGGAAAGGAGGAGAAATATAAAGTGGGCAATGAGTATATTAAAAGGCCAATCTATTCAAATATGCTCAGAAATCTTCCATCAACTGACAGCTATTTATTTTCAGATGGAGATATTAATTTGCAACTGCGTTCCACGGCTGGGGTTACAAAAGTAAGCATATTAAATGCTTCAACAGTCGAAGTTGCTAGTATTAATTCTCTAGGAGTTGCAAGTTTTACTGGTCTTGCTGCCACAAGTGATTTTGATGTAACTGGAAGCTTTGCTGTTAATACAGATGATTTCGTCGTTTCTGCAACTTCTGATATAACAATGAAACCAACTGGTGGAGATGTGAAGATCACATTAGGGGATGCAGCCGGGGCGCGAAAATTCTTCATAAAAGATTCTGCAAATAGTACGGTGGCAACTATCGATTCAGATGGTACAGCTACAGTCGTTAAGTTGACAGCGAGCAGTGACATTTCCGGCCAATCAGTTAGTGCAACGAGTAATCTTTCGGGTACTCATATTTCGGCGACATCTAATGCGGTGATCACGGGTACGGTATCGGCTAGAACAGTTTCGTCTTCGAGTAATCTTTCGGGTGCTCATGTCACAGCAAGTTCCAATTTCGTAGGTAGTGGTTTTATCCAAGGCGTAGGTTTTGTTGATAGTTATTTAGCTAAGACTACGGCAACGGTTGGAACGGCTATTCCTAATAAAGGACTCACGTCGTTGGCACAAATAAACACAACTCAAGTAACGTGGACACTGGAAGATCCAACGGCAGCAGGATTCCTTAAAACCATTTTCGTGCTTAGTCAAATTGGTACTACGGCAAGAACTTTCATATTACCAGCATCGACAAAAACAGTTTTCTCTTCATCTCAAGGATCGACGGGTCGAAAAATAACGTTTGATGATCCGAGGGAAGCAGTTTCAATGGTGAGTGCATCGACGACTACATGGCTAGTTTATAATAGCCAATTCGCAGCATTTGGATCATCCTAAACATTAGATCTATGTTATGGGATCAGTCTAAAAGATATAAGGGAGGGATAAGGGCAATCCTTTGGGGGGAGATGCCCATTTATTTATGAGTGAAAACCAAGTTAAAGAACAAGTTGAAACGGTAGAAATTTCTAATGTAGCGGTTCAACCACCATGTGATGTGTCAAAATATGTGGCTGTTAAAGAAGAGATATTGGAATTCAAAAGGTATTCTGACAGTGTTATGATTTTAGGATTTGCACCGGATAGTTTAAAATATGCCCCACTTGATGCAAATAATATTGATATATGGGCTTTAAATGAACTCTATATGGATAAACCAAAAATTGCTATACGAGCTACTGCATGGTTTCAACTTCATGGATATGAACCTCCAAAGATTAGAGATGCACAACAAGTTAGAAATCTATCATTTTTAAAATGTCCAATAATTATGTGGCGGAAACATCCAAATATTCCGAATTCTATTGAATATCCATTAAAGGAAGTACTTGAGGAGTTTGACATATTCGGGGACGATATGGCACTTGATCAGCCGGACGTTAGAAATAGAGTTTATTTCACAAACACAATTTCTTGGATGATAGCTCTTGCGATTTATATGGGATATAAGGATATTCAAGTCTATGGTGTTAATATGGCTCAAGACCAAGAATTTCAGCATCAACGTCCGAGTTGTGAATTCTTTTTAGGCTGGGCAAGAGGAAAGGGAATCAAGATATATAAACCACCAGTTTCAGATTTACTCTTGACTCCTTATTTATATGGCTATGATGATGCAACTGCATACATGCAAAAGCTAGAGGCACGGCGGATTGAACTCATCGAAAGAGTTGAAGGGACGAGAAGACAAAGGATCTCATTCCAAGAACAATCGAATCAGCAATTACAAGCAGAGCAGAATTTACTTGGTGCGCTGCATGATGTTGAATATATTATGAGACTTGGAAATCCGGTTAAGTTAGATGAATTTTCTAAGCCAAAGGGGTGATCACTTTGAGTGATTTATATTATCTCGTATTAAGAAATGGATATAGATTCAATGATCTTATTTTGAAAGCGGGAGAAATTTATACGTCGGCTGATTTCGAAGAAGTTCATGAGCAAAGAAAAGTCGCCTTAGTTCTTGGAAGAATTATTTATCGAGGATCATTAGAAGATGTTAAGGATAAGAGAGAAAAGCTATTTGGGATCGTAGAAATTCCAGAAGAAGACTCAAAGGGTGAATCAAAGAAGAAGACGGCTAAGTAGCCGTCTTCCTTGTTTGAGGAGGTGTTTCACATCACATGGAGTTATCAAGGCTATCCGGCTGATAATCTCAAGGACGAGGTAAGATTTCTTGTAAGGGATACGAATTCAAGTGACCAGTTATTAAGTGATGAGGAAATCTATTATTTGCTTACTATTTTCCCAAATCCTTTGGCATCGGCTGCGATGGCATGTGAGACACTTGCAAGTAAATTTGCAAGGGATGCATCCGAAAAGTCGGTCGGTGACTTAAAAATTAATCTGGTTGAAAAAGGAAAAGCATTTAGTGAACAGGCATCAAGGTTGTGGATTTTATCAAAATTATATCGTGGAAGACCTCAAGTATATGCGGGTGGAATTTCTGTAGCAGATAAGCGAAGTCAGGAACAAAATAGTGACCGCGTTACACCGGATTTCTATCGTCATATGAATGACTTCCCGGGTACTCAAACAGGTTCATCTAGCTAAAAGGGGCTGTTAACAAATGAGTTTTGAACCTGAATTTCTTGATTTCATGAAAGATACGTTAATTAAAAATGTAAGGACAGGATATACGGCGTATGGTGCACCTACTTATTCAACAGGGACAACTAGTTATAGGTGCAGGATCGTTAAGATCCATGAGACGTTCACGATGGATAATGGTGCAGAAAGTTTGCTTGAAAATCTTGTTTATTTAGCATCAACGGATACATTTGATCCAGAAGATAGATTCACATTTCCAGATGGATCAACCCCCATTTTAGAAGTTATTGCTGCATATCCAGATGAGGATGGCCCGTATCATCATTTGCAATTGAAATTTGGTAATAGGGCGGGGAGGGTGTAAATGGCTAGTGGAATAACTTTTACATTCACTGGAATCAATGAGACGATTCTTAATTTGAATAGAATGTCGGTTGAATTGATGCCCATTATAGCGGCTGCTTTAAATCAAGAACATGAAACAATAATGACTATGGCGAAGGAAAGAACTCCTGTTCTAACGGGGGCATTAAGATCGTCAGGTCACATTGTTCAACCTCGTATTACGGGTAGAACAGTTAAAAGTCTTGGAGCATTCGGTGGGACAGCAGCACCTTATGCTGTAAAGGTTCATGAGAATTTATCTGCGTTTCATTCGAATGGTCGTTCCAAGTTTTATGAGAGCGCTTCATTGGAACGGAAGGGAAAAGTTAAGATCGCGATCAAAGGTGCTATTTCTAGATACTTAGCATCTAGGGCGAGGTAAGGAAGGTGAGTAGACAATGTTATTGGATGAGGTTGCTAAACACCTTCAACTAAATTCTATTGGAACGGTTGGTACGAATATTTTTAAATCGTATTCTCCTAATTTACCGGATACTCTTTTATGTGTTTATGAAACTGGTGGATTCAGGCCACAGGATAGTTTCGGATCGACATGTGAGGCAGTGTGGGAAAATCCTAGAATTCAAATAGTGTCAAGGTCTACTGATTATGAGGTAGCTAGGAACAAGGCGGAGGATGCTTATAGAGTTTTGATTA